GTGACGCTGTCGGGGGTGATGAGGAACTTGCTCAGTTCGACCTTGGGCAGCGCGACGAGCATGAAGTGCCCGACCGGATCCGGGGCGTGCATGACGCCGAGGTCTTCGTTTTCACCGGTGATACTTCCATCGGCGTCAACGGTCTTGGTCTTGATCAGTTGGCCTACCGTGCCTGCCGGGGCTGAACCGGCCTTCGAGAGCAGCGGGAAACGTTCCTCGATGCTCAGTGCAGCGTCATTCGTCGTCAAGTGCGCCTTCTCCTTTTGCCTGTTCGGCGATGTAGTCTTCCATGACCTGCATCAATTCCTGCAGGACGCGATAGCGCTCGACGGCGCCAAGGTACTTCTCGGGCGGCATGCCAGCGAGCAGAATGTCGGCGGTGTCCTGGAGCCGGATCGCGATGGCGCGGGCGAGAACTTCGCCGGGGACGCCGGTCGGGAACGAGACTTTAGTCTGGAGAGCCACTAGGTAACCTCTTTATGCGGCCAATAGCAGTAACATATCCTCTTCATCGTCAGCGCGCAAACTGGCGTTAACCTGCTCACGACGACCTATGGCTGCTGTTACGTCGGAGGCACTCGATAGCAGCACGTTCATTTCATGGCTGCGCGCCTCAACGTACTTACGCACAGCCTTGCGCATCTGCGCCGTAATGGGGCGTGACCAGTGAACCCCCACAGCGATGAAGGCGGCTGCAACCAAATCGTCGAGTTCTTCTTCCGTCCACTGGCGCGCTTTACGCTGCGTGCGGTACTGGTCTTCTTCCCACCAGCGGCTACCGCTACCCCCCGTGGAGGCCGACCGTGACTGCGCTGGCGTCTGGGCGGCGGTAATGGCCCCCGCGACTCCGCCTGCGCCAGACGCAGCCCATTCTAGGGCTCCTGCGCCGGTCGCTGCCGCTGACACGACACCCGCGCCGGAAAGGCCGGCCGACATCGCGCCAGGGTTCTGCTCCCCGCCTTCGAAATACCCCGCCGGAAAGTACCGTGGCGGGAAATAGCGATCGCCAAAATAGTCCGCCATCAGTCTGTATCCAGCGTAACCGCCGTCCTGTTCCCGTCCACATCAACTGTGGCAACGATCCTATCGGTGTCGTCCACAAGCGCGTTGCGGAATGTGATCGTCGTCGTTTCCGCGCCCGATACCTTGCCGGCCGTAGCCGCCGCGATAACCCGCAGCGCTTGACGCAGGGTCAGTCCCGTTTCGACGCCGTCGGTGGCGTCCAGAATGGCCGCCGCGACATTCGCCGTGGAGAGCGCATCGCCGGTTACCACGATGGCCGCTTCGAGCTCGCCCTCGGCGTTGATCGTTACCGTGACGTCGCCCGCGCCCGTCAGGGCCGCCAGGGCGTTGCCAAGGGCCGTTAGGGCCCCGGCTATGTCCCCAGCCCCTGCAAGGTCCGCGGCGAGCCCCAGGATGGCCAGGATGGCCGCGCTGGTGATGTCCCCGGAGCCGGTCAGCGCCCCGACCATCGAGATGATCAGCTGCGCCGTGCCGGTGAGATCGCCGGAGCCGGTCAGGGGCGACTCGCCGTTGACGCCTCCCGCGAGGTTCAGATCGTCGGTGTCGCCCGCGCCGATCAGATTGTTGCGCGCGGCGAGTCCGCCCGATTTGAGCGGGATCACCCATGTCGAGGGTGGTCTATAGCCGTCCGGGACGCCGCTCTTTTCTTCCCACGCCAGGCTGCAGAACGCCCCGCGCGCCATGCTGGATTTGTTTCGGTCGCCCCGGTTCATACCGAGACCAATGGCCCCGCCGCCGATGAAGCGGCCGGGGGTCTTGGCGAGGACCGAGTAGTTACCGATCAGCATTTAGCCCCACGCGAGGTCGAGGTGCCCGTAGAACGCAGACGTGACAGGCGTCGCCGCGCCCGCGTACATGAGCCACGTCAGGCACGCGCCGTCATAGACGCGCGGCAGGCTGGGCAACTGGTTCAGCAGATCGCGCTCGGCAGCGACACCAATAGTCGTCATCGGCAGGGTCAGCAGAGGGCGCGCCAGAATGAGGTTTGTGGTCCCCGAGGTATGCGTAGCGCTGTAGCTGAACTGCTCAACCGTCCTGATGCCGCCGTCTCCAGCCGCGAGCGGAATGAACGGGCCGAACTTGCCCGCCGCCGTGCCGGAATATTCGATCTGGCCGATAGGCGCGGTTGCGTTGGAGATCGGGAGCGTCGTCGGTGTTACCGCGCCCGCATTGCCGTCTTGATCGGTGTAGGTGATCTGAATGTTGGGCACACCTGCACCGAGCGCCACCGAGGGCGTCAGATAGGCCTGCACGCCGGAGCCGTGCGAGGGTGCGCGGTCGCCGAGGTAGAGGGTTGCGGTATGAGTACCGGTGCCGGTATCCGACGCGGCAACGTAAGTGGCCGCTGCAAGGTTGGTATAGGAAGTCGCAAGGTTGCCGGTCGTGGCCGTCAGGCGGTTCCAGTAATACGTAGTGGCAAGGGACAGCCCCGCCGGAAGCGTGGTGGTTGTCGTCAACCGGATCGGCGTACCCGTCTGCATGTCCCAGCCGGCGGCGAGGGTCAGCACGGTCGGCGTTGCCGCCGTCGCGGTGAAGGTCTTGAGGTTCACCAGGGCCTGGTTGCCGGTCGTGGTTGTGGACGTTACGGGATACCAGCCGAGCATATCGACCAGCATGAATATGGCAGGCATAGTTGTCGCAGCGGCGGAGAACGCGCTCGCGTTGAGAATGTGCTTGGTGTCAGGGGACACATAGCCGCCGTTCGGGATCGCGCCCGCCGTGCGGTCGTAGGCAATATGGAACGCAAGGTTGGTGCCGACAGCGCCCAGCGTCATGGCCGGGGGGTTGCCGGTTGCGTGCGGGAGCGCGTACCAGATGCCCGCCGCCTGAGTACCGACTGCGTGTGTCAACTTGTTCCAGTCCGCGCGAACAAACTTGGAGTTGACAGTCATCTCGTTGATGAGGTCGTCGAGCGATGTGAAGCCGGCCATGTTTCCTCAGTTCCAGATAAATGTCGCGTCCCCGAAAAGGGGGACGCCGGTCAGCGATCCGTTCGGGCACGAGATGAAGTTAAGATAGGCGTCGTCCACGATGGCGGGCAATTTGCCGCCCGATGTGAGGTAGAAGTCCGCCTCGGTGGGTGCCGTGATCTCACGCACAGTCATTTCAGCCAAGGGCTGCACCAGCACCAGCGTGAACAGCCCCACGTCGGTCCCAGCAGTGCATTGCACGGCCTCTATCGACCGCACGCCGGTGTCGCCGGCCTGCAGCGCCAGGAACGGGCCAAACCGCCCTGCTCCCGTCTGCTGCGTCGTCAGGATCGTGCCGTTGACCGCGATGGCCGTCGACATTGTGTGCAGCGGGGTCACCCGCCCCGCGGTGCCGTCCTGGTTGGTGTAGGTCACGAAGAACGTATCGCCGATGAGGCCATGCGGCGCCACGAGAATGGCCATCATCTGCACGCCCGCACCGGTGGCGTACCGCGGCAGCGTCTGGACGTTGACCATGTCCTGCTGGTCAGGGGTGCCCATGTCCACAAACGGGTAGAACATGAGGTAGTCGAGCATGTAGACGCGCTGCGGAACGCCCGCTGCTGCGACCGACATCAGCGTGAGCTTCCTCAGATACTTCGACAGTGGGCTGACGTTGCCGCCGTGCTGGATGCCGCCGTCCGTCGAGCGCGCCATGGTCTGCGCCGTGAGGGGCGCGGCAGCGTAGTATTGCGGCGTCGGGTTGCCCGGCGCCATGGAATAGTCGTACCATGTCCCGGCACCCGTCACGACAGCAGGCAGCTTGCGGAACGAGAGGTACTTCGACCGCTCCGCCTGCGCATCCGCTAGCTGGCCGACACTGGTAAATGTCACTTGACGCCGCCGTCCCCAGTGGCAACGGCGGTAAGATGCGCGATCAGCCCACCCTTGTGCCCGCAGGGCACGACCGCGTTGCCATTTACAATCTTCGCGGGCTTGCCGCAGTGCTTGCAGGTGTAGGTCGTCATGATCAGGTCTCCGTCACCGTCAGTGCGCCCGCAGCGAACTGCGGCTGGATGCCGTTGGCGACCGCCAGCGAGGACGACAGGGCGCCCGCATAGAGAACCGTGCCCGCGCCGCTCGCCGCCGTGCCTATGGCCACATGGGTGATCGTCGCGCCCGTCACGCCGCACTGTGCGAACTGCGCCAGCGCCGCGTTTGCCGTTGCGCCGGAGGCCGGGACATCCCAGCCGCTTGTCGTGCGCTCCACCGCGATGCGAACGTAGTTCGTATACGCGGTTTCGTTCGTCGTCTGGTTGTTGCCGACGCCGGGGGTTGCCGTGTGCAGCGACAGATAGAGGTCGGTCAGCGGGCCGGAGCCGTCATTCTGCGCAATGTCCGCCCACGCGGTCGCGTTGAAGATCAGCGCGAGGATGGAATTGCAGGTGAGGGTTGATTTAGGCATCTATATCAGCCTTTCCGTATGGTGGTCGTGGACTTGGCCGCGCGGCCCTGTTCGTCACGGGATATCACAGTTTCCTTGGGCGCCGCTATGATCTCGGCGAGCCGCTGGTTCTGGTCACCGAGGAGAGCGAGCCCCTCCATGATCTTCTCCGACGTTGCGTCCTTGGCGGGCGCGGCGCTCGTCTCGGCGGCGCGCTGCTTGGCCTGCAAATCGATTTCCTTCATCCGCAAATCGAGCAGCTTTATACCAGCGTCGATTTTGCGCAGCGCCTCGTCGCTGGCCGCCTTGGCGTCGGCGAGTTCGGCGGCGTGGCGCGCTTCCCGGTCACGCCCCGCCTGTTCAATCAGCGCAACCTGCGCGTTGACCTGCGCCTTATGCTCGGCAGTTTTCTGCTCCGTGGCCGCGTGGGCCCGGATGCGTTCCAGCTCGGCGGCTGCCTGCGCTTTGTCGGCGCGAACGCCGGCGTCGATCTCGGCCAGTTTTGCGAGCCCCTGGGCGTTGATCTGGTCGCGCTTGGTCTGCAGTTCTTCACGCCGGAACCGCAGCTCATCTGCTTGCGCGGACTTCTTGAGTTCCGCGTTTACCTTGATCTCGATCTCGCGGAGTTCCAAATCCTTCATTGCTTTTATCTGGGCTGTCTCGGCTTCTTTGGCCTTGATCTCGAGCGCCTTGGTCTCGTTCTGGATGACCGGATCCTGCATCTGCTGCATGATCTCTTTCTGCTTTTCCTCGGCGACGTTCTTGTCGAGCAGCTTTCCGGCGGCGGCCGCAGCGAGCTGGCTGATCTGGTACTCGACGTCCTCGGGCAGCGGCTCGCCGGGCGGCGGCAGCGGCACGCCCAGTTGCTCTTCGATGTCCTTGCGGTACTGGAAGGCGAGGTGCTCGAGGATATGCGCGGTGGTCGCCGCGATGATGCTTGGCGCCGCCGGGTTGTTGGTCAGCATGGCCGTGATCTTGGGATCCTGCGCGGCGGCCATGTGCACGGTGATATGGGCGGCGTGGTCCTGGGTGATTCCGGCACGGACTGGGCGGCTGGTGAGCAGGGCCATGTTCTCGGACACCGGGTCCGCCGGCTGCACTTCCTCGTCGGGTGGGATGTAGAGGTCGGCTTTGTCGCTGCCGAGGACCGTGATCATGTCGCGATGCAGGGCCTTGAGGTCGTAGATGTTCGGGGCGCTGGTGCTGAGCTGCTGCACCGCCTGCACCGTCATGATACGCTCGGCCTTGGTCGTGGCGTTTGGATCGGCAACCGGGATCACCGCGACGCGCTTGCCGTCATAGTCCTGCGCGCGGGTGACCGCCTGATCGCGCTGGTCGAGCTCGAACGGGTACGGGATATCGGCCATGAAGGTGCCGATGATCTCGGACAGCACCTTGAACTCGTTCTTAAAGCTCTCGTACAGCCTCTGCTGCACGGCGCTCATCACCTTCATCGACCGCTCGATGATGGCGAGAGTTGTTCCCACCGGCATGTTCTGGCCGGTCATGTCAGTGATCTTCATGTCGGCGACGGAGCCGATGCGGCGGCCTTCGTCGACGACTTGGCCAAGGAGGGCGGCGAGGACGGAGGACGGTTCCTTGTACGGCAGGGCATGGAACGCCTTGTCGAGATCGCCCATGCCGACATCGACGTCGCGCCACTCGCCCGGGCCGATCGGGGTGCTGTCGTCCTTGATCCTTGCCGACTTGGTCTTGAAGCCGGCGGGTAGGTTGGAGAGCGTGCCGGCGTCAATAAGCTGGCGCAGGATGGACGTGGCGCTTTCGGTGAGACCGCCGAGGATGTTGATCAACCCGATGCCGTACGGCCCGAAGCCGGGCATGTACTTGTGCTGGACGAGGCTGACCTGGCGCTCCATGGCCGGATCGCCTTCACGCCAGTTGCGGCGGATGCTCAGGACCTTGTGGCTGACGCTGTCGACTGTGATGATGTAGGGGTGCGGCTGGCTGTCGGTGACCAGCGGATCCTGCTCGAAGTACCAGTCGATGTGGCTTTCGTAGAGCCGGTGCAGGGCGTCCTTGTAGGTGTTGCTGTTCTGCTTGCCCTCGATCTTGTCCTTGGCTTCCTTGATCGGGGTGGTGACAGTGACGCCTTCGCCGACCTTGACGTCGTCGCGGTAGAAGCCCTGCGCCTGCTTGGCCTCGATCCAGTTGGTGGTCTTGGGAAGGATGATGGCGAAGCGCGGCGTGCTGTCGAGGCCCGCCGCAGTGTAGGGCATGACGACGTGCTCGGGGAGCACGTATTCGGCGGCCGGGAATTTGCGTAGCGGGTCGAAGTAAAGTTTGCGGAAGGTCGTGCCGGCGAGTGGCAGGTTGAACAGCATCATGTCCGTTTCGGACCGATAGCCGGTGATCTTCTCACTGGCCTGCCAGTTCATATCGGTCTGGATGCGCTTGGCCTGGCGCTCCTTCTCGTCGGTGATTCTTCCTACGATTTCCGTTTTCACCGGACCAGCGCCCGGGAACAGGTCAGTCATCGCCTGGGCGTTGAAGCGGATGACGCTCTCGAGCAGCATTGGGTGGAACGCGCCGCAGGCGCCTTCCCACGGGTCGGTTCTTTGTTCGTAGTTGAGGCCCATGAGGGCGAGGCCGCGGGCATAGGATTCGCGCCACTCCTGGCGGGAGCGCTCGTCCTGCTCGGTCAGTTCGCAGACGTCCGTGCCGAGACGGCCGCGTTCCTGCTGGGTAAGAAGGACACTGAGGTCCGCGGTGAAGTCGAGGCTGGCACCGTCGATCCCGGCCGGCGACTGCGGACCGTTGAAGTCGATCGTTGCTCCGCCGTCCTCGTTCGGGATGACCACGGCAATGCTCGGGTCGAGGAAGTCCGTGTCGGGGCGCTCGGAGCCCTGGCCTTTGGTGGCGGCGTCGGCCATTTATACAGGCGCTCCGTTATAAACGTGTAGCATCTCAGTACATCCTGCGCCGGCGGAAACGCGAAGGCCCGTCTTCTTCCTCAACATCATGTTGAGTGCGGATGAGGCCGCCCGCGCGGAAACGTATCATGGCCTGAACCGCGCTGTCCACGTAGTCGTCGGCCGATCCTGACGGGAACTCGAACATCTGTTCGACGACGACGTCGGCGAATCGCCGTGCAGGTTTCCAGACGAACCTGCTGGCGAAGACGTCGACTACGGAATTTGCCCGCGCGATCTTGTCGTTGGTGCCGACGCCGCGAACGCCGGTCGACCTCCCCCGGCTGGAGCCGGTGAAACTCTCGACCGGCAGGCCCATGCTGATGAACTCCTGAATCAGCTGCATGCCCGCGCTCTTGTTTTCGATGAGCAGCGTGTCCGGACGCGTGTCCTCGTAGAACTCTTTGGCGGTCTGTTTGAGCTCGGGGAACTCCATGCGCTTGTCGAACGCGGAGAGGAGGATGATGTTCTCGGTCGTCTTGCCGGTGTCGGGGTCCTCGGCGTCGAAAATTCCCCACTCGGTGAAGGCGCTGGGGTGCCCGCGCTCGGTCTTCGTGGCGGCCGCGTCCCAGGACTGCAGGATATACTTGCACGCCGGCGGATCGCCGTTCGCCCACGCGGCGACGTGTTGCGGTCCGGGGCACTTTTCGGCGTCATCACCCCATGTGCGCCAGTATTCCTTCTTGAAAATCGACGCGCCGGCGGAGGTCGGGTTCTGCTGATATTGGCTTTCAAACGCTTGCACCGGGAGCGCGGCTCTCGTGGCCTGAAGCGTTTCCAGAGGCCAGTAACCGGGCCAAAGGCTGCGTTCGGTCTCGGTTCCAGAATCAAGGATGGCCGGGAATTCGATGACCCGCCATTTGTCGGCGACGGCGCTCTCGTCTTCTTGCATCTTTTTGATAAGACGACCGGTCAAGTCGCGTTTCGACCAGCGAGTCTGGACCACGCATATTTTAGCGTTTGGCTGCAGGCGCTGACGAGGCCCATAGACATACCACTCGTAAGTGCTGTCAAAGATTGCGGGATTGCTTTCCGCCATCTTCGCTTCCTGCTCAGAATGCGGATCGTCAATGATCAGCAGATCGGCGCCGCGGCCGGCAATCTTACCCCCGACACCGACGCCATAATACTCGCCCCCGGCGATATCATGCCAATGGTTAGCCGCTCCAGAGTCCTTTGCCAGATCCATCTCGGGGAAGATGTCATGGTACGGGTCTAAGCCTTTAAGTTCAGTCGAGATGGCTTCTCGGGAAATCGTATTTCGCACTCGTCGACCAAAACCGGAGGCAAGGTCTTGGGTATTCATACACTGCATAATCTTGGCGCGGGGATGCAGCCCAAGAAACCAGAGTGGGAACAACCAGCTCGTCATTTCCGACTTGGAATGCCGCGGTGCGATGTTGATGATCAGCCGGTTAAGCTTGCCGAAGACCAAATCCTCGAAGGCTTCCGCCATAATTTCATGGTGGGCACCGAGAACAACATCTGGCCACATCCGTTTCACAAACGGGATAAATTTCCGGCGCGCTTCTGACAGCTCGCTTAGCTGTTCACGCTCTTCTAATAGCCGGAGCACCTGCGTTTTTTGCGCTGGGTCTAGTAACTCCAAGTTTCTAAGCGCGAAATTTAACTCGCTGGGGGTCAGATCAGTCAGGAACGTGGCTCCACGTTTTCCGCGTTTTTATGTTGCTCACACTCTGCTGATTGACCGCGTAACCGGCAGCAATCTCCGCTTGAATACGTGGGTCCGCCCGGATAGCTCGAACCTCGTCGTCAGTCAGTTTGGCGCGATAATTTTCGGTACCGACTATCCTGCCTCGACCTTTGTGCATCTTATCGTCAACGTTATCGGCGGTCGAGCCGAGAAACAGATGCGCAGGATTCGCGCAACGTTTCACGTCGCAACGGTGGAGCACCAAGGTCTTCGTGTATCCGCCTGCGCCGTCCCAGCTATCGCCCGGCGGGATCGGCCCGTTGGCAAACGCATATGCGACCCGATGAACCGGAAAATTACGCCCGAGCAACCGGATCACGCCGTAATCTCGGATCGAGCAGTGCCCTTGCCAGATATGGCATTCGCCAAGCTCCGGCACGATCAACTCAGGCCGTAGGTATGACGCTAAGCGTTCCCGGAATACTTGAACCCGGCGGTGATTGAGGATATCGGTTTCGGTGGTCATTTGTAGCCCTTCCACGGCTCGTGACAAACTTAGGCCCAGAGCGTTTCCGCGCTCTGGGCCTTCTCAATTCACCAGCAATATCAACCGGCGTCAAGCAGTCACTTCTTGGCGGCGGCCTTCTTCGCAGCGCCTTTGTGCGCGGTGCTA